CGCAATGCCGTCCCCCAAAAGCCATTCCCGACCCTAGCCGGGTCGGGGCGGCTTTATTGCAAAGCAATGTCCGTCTCCAACCCGTCAATTCATTGAATTGTAAGGTATGTTAAGGAGGTTTGTTTCCTCCCACCTAAACTCATTACGCAGTTTTCGATCTGCATAAGAGTTCGTAACACCCGCTGGTAGATAATCGAGGTTTCGAGGCGGCTTTGAGCCGTTAACGAAACGTTCGTAGTACGAGCTCCACGGCATGACAGAGTCATGCCTGGTTATCCAATCATGGTAACCATAGTGGGCCGGTACACATCGATTCTCACGCGTGAGATACGCTTTCGCGTCTGACTCACGTATGATCCTCAGTGTATCTACCTCACCTTTCACGGCAACTAGTCGCCTAACTTGAACGCGATTGTAATCATTTTCCGCATCCTTTTTGGGAATGCGAAATTTAAATGATGACATAACACCTGAGATTATGTCCAGATTATTGGTATAATATACCAACTCTCTGGGCTCAGATGCGTGTTCAAGAGGCTCAGCGTAAAGATGTTGGTTGTGCTTCTTCTGGCACAGCTCAAACAACTCATCGCTGATTTCATGACTAAAATGTTCCCCGATTAAATTGATAAAGGGGTACATGTGTTTGAAAGATGACGACTTGTACTTGACGTACGAGATGTCGTGTCCTGCAAAGTACTCACCACCGCATGACTCTCTAAAAGAGCCAATATGGAGTGATTTATCTTTGTTGACCTTCAACCCGTATGATTCAAGTGCACACATGACAAGTTCTGCATCACTATTTTTGCAGATTATGTCATCGCCGTATACGTAGGCGAAGTCGGTTACAGTTCGCGCTATACTCCAAAACAAGCAAGCTTCGATGGCAAAGCAATTAGCTGAGCCCATCGCAGAAAACTTGTTGAGGTTTATCGTGTTCTGACCTACTTCTACCGTTTTGGAACGGGTGGCACTAAGTGCCACCTTCCAATCGTCGTTCACAAGTTCCATAATAAGATTATATGGAACGAGGTCACTCGCGTCTTTAAGGTCGATAGTAGCTAAGCTACCATCAATCGAACCTTGCAGGGCTAAACGTCTGTTTATGCTCTGGTCGGTGAAATTGATGAACCCCTTAGCAGGGGTTGTTGACTCAATATGACGGTAGAGTGCCTCCTGTTGACCCTTCTGGAAATACATAATTTCCGAAGGTTCTATACAGATTCCACGTGGTCCTCGGCTGTCCTTAGGGACAGTAGTGAACCGCGCTGAAGGTGAACAAGGCTCTGAACTATGAATAGAGAAATGCATTCGTGCACAGTCTTCATTCAAGAAATGATCAGTGATGTTATACACCTTATGTAAATCGGGTATATAACGCACGTTGTATCGTTTCTGATAGTTCGTGAGTTTTTCGGCTGTAGCTCCGCTAGCATGATGTGGACGTATGTCATAAGGATCACAATCTTTCACAATAGAGAGAAAGTGTGCCTTAACATCCGGTAGTGATTCCGGATAGTCACACGTCTTCACGCTAGAATCTACATCTATAAACTTCTGCTCTGCTAAAGCCTCCTCCATTGGAGTAGGCTTCACGAGTAGCTTGTAAAAGATGTAGCAAAGCTGACGTACAGTTTTTAACGCTCCGCAATCAACAACAGTTTTTACACTGCCATCATCATTAAAGATGGCTGAGGTGAATTCACTCAGGAATGCGGGTAGTTCAGAATCCTTCTGGGTCCTGAACTGGTGGGAGTCACGGTTAAAACCATGACTAAGTCCATTATCGATACACTTACCTAATTCAGGAAGTGTACGCGTTAAAAAGTTAAGTCCTTCTGACGACCTACGTTTAAAGGTAGTCAGAGATTCTTCGGATGCGTTAAGTCGAGATGCTAAATGGAACCATACATCTAAAAGATGAGAATGGTCCAAGCTATTATAAGTCACAAAAGCTCCTTTCTTGGACCTTTTGCGCTACAAGTTTCACACTTACACACCGTAAATATTATTTAACCTATAGGCTAAATATAATCGCCCAATAATGGACGAAGAATTCTGTTACGTGGTTTATTAGCGCAATGATTGCGCTAACAGGGACCTCTACAGAATCCATTACGATTCTTGATTCAAGAACTTATCGAATTTATTGTTAATAAAGTCGATAATCATAGCTTTTTGAGCAGTCAGATCCGCTTCAACGTCAGCGCGGCCCAAAGTAGGGTTGTAGCTGATCTTGAATTGTGTTCTGATTACATCAGGTGCTAGACTAGTTCCGCAAGCATCGCTTGTAGAAATAGTTTCTGGGAAATCAAGATAAACGACGCTTGATACTTTGCCACTTTTGGCAGTAGTATGAGCCACATTCAAAAGTTCAGGTGCTTCAAGCGGAGAATCCGCATTTGCACGAACTGATCTTTTCCCGTC